TGAGGAGACTAGAATTAAATCAAAGCACAGATAATCAGGCGGTACAGATCAAGATTATAAGATTTTCTGACCAGAGTTCAGCTGTTGATAACTCTGTGGATAAGAATAGTATCAATAATAACGCAGAGTTACAAGGAAAGTAAGTTTACATAATCACCCTTATAGGACGTGATTTAATGGTTATCAACAAGAAAAAGAGTGATTAAGTGATGATAATTAAACACTTACGAGTAAATGCACAAGCATTGAGCAATAATAAAGTTAGGGAGGCCGGTGGCCAGCCCATTTTGGCTTGGGCTATTAGATTGCCTGAACCTATGGATATAGTAAAATGACAGAAATAAAAGAACTTAAATGGAAGTAACAATACCTTATGAATACACCCCTAGAAAGTATCAGATGGCTACATGGGAAGCCTTTGAACAGGGTGTTAAGAGATTTTGTGATGTTTGGCACAGACGGGCGGGGAAAGACAAGACTTGGTTTAACATCGTTGTTTCGGACGCGGTGCAGCACATCGGGACGTATTATTACTTCTTTCCCACCTACTCCCAGGGTAAGAAGATTCTTTGGGACGGGATTGATCCCCGGACTGGAGTGAAGTTTTTAGATCATGTGCCGGAAGGCGTTTTAAAGAAGAAGCACGAAGCGGAAATGAAACTGACCCTTACTAACGGGTCAATCATCCAACTTATAGGGACGGACAATTATGATTCTATTGTGGGTACGAATCCAAGAGGTTGTGTATTCTCTGAATATTCTTTACAAGACCCAATGGCATGGAAATACATTCAGCCTATCCTCGCAGAAAATAAAGGATGGGCAGCCTTTGTATTTACGCCACGGGGACGTAATCACGCTTGGGAACTTTACGAAATGGCGCGGGGTAATCCCCTTTGGCATACTGAAACTCTAACTGTGCGGGACACTGCTAGGATTGATGGGACTCCGGTCATCTCATTAGAGGAGATCGAAAAGCAGCGCGGCGAGGGAATGGGGGACGAGTTAATTGAGCAAGAGTATTTTTGTTCGTTCGAAGGATTTGTTCAGGGAGCGTACTATGTCAAACAACTCCGTGAAGCCCGAAATAGTGGACGCATATCCTCTGTTCCTTACGCCGGAGGACATGAGGTTTATACATTTTGGGACTTGGGGATTGATGATTCCACTACAATATGGTTTCTTCAGGTTATCGGAAAAGAATTTAGATTTATCGACTACTACGAAAACTCAGGAGAAGGACTCGAACACTACGCCAAAGTTTTAAAGGAAAAGAGATATGTTTACGGCGACCACTATATGCCGCATGACGCTAATCAGAGCAATGTGCAGACCGGAAAGAAAACAAAAGATGTTGCCGAGGATTTAGGGATTTATCCTGTTACGATAGTCAAAAGAGCGCGGGACTCCGCTGCGGTGATGGCGGGTATTGAACAGGGGAGAAACATTCTTTCCCAATGTTGGTTTGACGAAAAGAAATGCGCCAGAGGACTTATGGCTCTTGAAGGCTACCAATGTGAGTATGACGAGGAAAAGAAGAAGATGGGCAATCATCCCGTCCACAACTGGTGCTTCGTGTCCGAAACATATCTGTTGACAAAGCACGGAAGATGTGCGATAAAAGACCTACCAAGTAAAGGGGAGGTTTTAACATTATGTGGTTGGAAGCCGTATCACAATCCGAGAATGACACGGAGAAATGCCCAACTTGTGGAGGTAGTGTTCGCAGACGGGTACACAGTGAAATGTACGCCGGAGCATTTATTTCTGACGGAAAAAGGGTGGAAATCTGCCGAAAACCTGACGAAGGGTATCAAGATTCAATCGTCCTTGATGAACTTACGCAATATTTTGATGGTGGCTTATATAGAATATCGCCACATGAAAGATATTATAAAAGAGGCGGTAGATATTTACACAGGGCAGCATGGGGAACTGCCTTTGGTAAAATTCCTAAGGGATGTCACATACACCATAAGGACGGCAATATATCAAACAATGTTTTATCCAATTTGGAATGTTTGCCAAGCAACGAACATTTGTCAAACGAATGGTGGAAATCTAAATCCGGAAGAAGTAACCATTTCACGCCAGAAGCAAGACAACGAGCCAATGAATGGCATAAGTCGGAAGCAGGGAGGTTGTGGCACAGTAGAATGGCGACAAGGTCACAGAGTTGGACAAAATGGAAAAGAGAACCTAAAAATTGCCCTGTTTGCAATAAAAAATATATGGCACTTATTCGTAAAAGCGGTAATGCCCAAATTTATTGCTCGACACATTGTAAATCCGTTGGTCGTTACATCCGTAAAACCAATCAGTAAAAAAGAAGATGTATGGTGTATAACTGTTCCTGACGGAGAGCATTTTTCTCTGTCAAATGGCGCAGTTGTGCATAATTGTTCTCATGGCGCGGATGCCTTCAGGACTTTTGCGGTAGGGTATTCGGGGAGGGCTTCGAAGCCAAAGACAGTAACTTCAATGATGGATGCAAGAGAATATGTGAGTGCGTGGGGATAATAGCGAATAGCAGAAAATGAAAAAAGAAAAACCAAAAACCACCGAAAAGACAAAAAAAGATAGTAACGATTTTTTAGAACTTGCCCGCAAGAGACTGAAGAAGTGTGTCGAAGCCGATACTCATAATCGGTTAGCGGCAATAGAGGACTTGAAGTTTTCTATCGGTATTGACCAGTGGGATCCGGCTGACAAACAGAGGCGTGCGCAAAGGGGCAGACCTACCATTCAAGTCAATCTTCTACCTAAGTACGTTAAACAGGTCACGGGCGAAATGCGGCAGTTAAGGGGTAGGATTGATGTTAAACCCGTGGACTCTAAGGCAGACGTTCATCTGGCAAGAATCAGAAAAGGAATCATACATAATATCGAATACTTATCTAATGCGGAATCAATCTATGACTACGCCGGGAAAATGTGCGTTGTATCAGGATATGGTGCTTGGAGGGTTTTGACCCGTTACACCGAAGAAGACCCTTTTGTTCAGGAAATTTATATGGAGGTTATCAGAAATCCTTTTCAGGTTTATCTTGATCCTTCATCCAAAGACCAGTTTTACGCCGATGCTGAATACGGTTTTATTCTAAGAAAAATTCCAAGAGATGAGTTTGAGGAAGAATACCCCGGTAAAGAACTACCCGGCGAGAACCTGGAAACCAACATAGGACTATCCTCTGAAAACTGGTACGACAAGGAAACCGTAACCGTTGCCGAATATTTTATAAGAGAAAAAGAAAAAAAGAAAATGGTGCAGATGGAAGATGGTGAAGTCCTTACCGAAGAAAAAGCCGGCGAGCTGATGGAGGAATGGGAGGAAAAAAACAAACTCGCTGAAATGGCAAAAGCTGAAATGCAACAGAAGATGATGCAACAACAGATGGGGGGGCAACCGGGAGCTGGAGGAGCTGCCTCGCCTTCTCCGGCAGTAGCTCAACAGCCACCCATGCCCCTCGAACCCAAGCCTAAAATAGAAAAGAAAAGAGAAACAGAAACCTATAAAGTTAAACAATATAAAATCACCGCCAGTGATATACTGGAAGGACCAAATGATTTTCCCGGCAAGTTTATTCCTATTATTCTTTTAAAAGGAGAAGAAACCAATATCGAAGGCAAGCCTTATGTTGAGGGGTTAATAAGACAGGCCAAAGACCCACAGAAATTATTTAATTACTGGACTACAAACGCCGCTGAAACAATCGCGCTTGCTCCTAAAGCTCCGTGGATAGGAACTGCTAAACAGTTTGAAGGATATGAAAACGATTACATGAACGCCAACGTGGAGAATTATCCTTACTTAGTTTACAACCCCGTTGAAGTCAATGGAACTATTATCCCGCCTCCACAGCGACAGCACGCCGCCGATCCTCCGGTAGCTATCTTTACTCAAATCGCCCAAGCGCAGGAGAATATTCGTCAGGTTATCGGAATGTTTAAATCCGATGTCGGGGAAGATACCCCTGAAAGAACAGGGGCGGCGGTCATCCAAAAGCAGAAGCCGGGGGATACAGGAACTTATATCTATCCCGATAATTTAAGGAAAGCGAGAGAACATTCAGGGAAAATTATACTCTGGATGATACCGGAAGTATATGACTCTGAAAGAGATGTGCGGCTCCGGGATGTGGATGATTCGGAGACTAATGTCCCAATAAACACTTCCGCAGGAGCTGCCTTGAAAATGGTGCAGGAAAACCCTCAAAGATTTTCCCGCATGGACATAAAGCGAATGAAGTCGGCGATTAAAGAACACGGACAGAACGCTTTATTTAATGATTTGACAGTAGGAAAGTATGATCTAGTAGTGACCTCCGGCCCAAGCTTCTCCACGGAACGTCAGGAAACTTCCGAAGCCATGCAAAGAATAATAGCTGCTTATCCTGATTTGATGAAACTCGCTGGTGATATAGTCATGGGGAATATGGATTTCAAAGACTCAGATAAATTAGCTAAGAGATTGGAAAAGACCTTGCCTATGGGGTTGAGGGAGCAAAAAGAAGGCGAACCCCCGCCTCAGCCCCTGCCCCCTCCCCCACAGGTTCAAATGATGATTGAAAAAACCAAAACCGAACAAGTAAAACAGCAAAAAGAACAACTGGGGGTTAAGTTAAAACTGATAGAAATTTACCAAGCTACGAAGGAAAGCCAAGTCGAGTTAAGAAAAGAAATTTTAAAAGTTCTGGCAGAATTGACCGGCCCAAAACATCCTGCTGACCAGATATTGATGGCGAAGATGCAACGAGTTCAGGGGCAGGAACAAGAGATGTAACTCTGGAAGGAGAAAGCAGAAGTAGTTATAAGTTTTTATAAATAAAAATGGGGTTTTCCTTAAAGCCGGCGGGTGAATAGGAAACGCAAGAAAGATTTAAAGGCGGCATAGTAAGGTGCTTACTCACTTTATTATTGCCGCCTTTTTCTTTACCCCGAAATTTAAGGGAGGAAAGAACGTGGAAGAAAACGCGAATGTCGCCAATGCAGCCCCGACACCTGCACCAGAAGCAAATATTGTAGCTAATGTTTCCGCAAACGTAGTCGCGCCCGAACCTATCGCAGACAATGTAGTCGAAACAGAATCACGCGCTGAAAAGCGCATAAACAAGTTAGTAGCAGAAAGGGAGGCAGCAAAACGAGAGGCGGAATATTGGAGGGGAGTTTCTTCGCAGGCAAAACCTGCGCCAGCACCAACAGAAATAAAGCCCCCGACAGTTGACCAGTTTGAAAATTATGACGATTTTCTGGTAGCGAAAGCCAAACACGCAATAAGTCTTGAAACTGCGGTTAATACTCAAAAGGCAAACCAAGAAGCCTTTAACGCTCGATTTAACGAACGCATAAATAAAGCCGCTGAAAAAGACCCCGACATATTGGAAATTGTAAAAGACAACAGTTTACCGATAAGCATTCCAATGGCGTTCGTGATTAAGGAATCAGAATCCGCACCGGAAATCCTCAAATATCTTTCAGAGCATCGAGACGAATCTTTTAAGATTGCACGCATGAATCCCGCAGCAGCCGCCAGAGAGATAGGGAAGATTGAATACAAATTATCCAATCAACCAAAACCGGAAATTAAAAAAGTGAGCCTAGCTCCCGAACCGATCATACCCCTTGAAGCAAAAGGGCCGCAGGTCGTGGAGTTGGATAAAGTTCCAATGGACGAATTTGTGAAAAGACGGAATCAGGAGCAAGGGCTAGTTAAAAGGAGATAACTATGCCAAATACTTTACTCACACCAACTATGATAACCCGTGAAGCATTGCGGATTCTTCATAACAATCTGGTGTTTGTTAAAGGTGTCAACCGGCAGTATGCAAGTGAATTTGCAGTATCAGGAGCCAAAATAGGATCTGTTATAAATATCAGAAAGCCGAACAAGTATTATATGAGATTCGGCCCTGCTATGAATGTGCAGAACACCGCTGAAACATCTATACCGTTGACACTTACGAGGCAGTGGGGAGTTGATGTCAATTTTACATCGGCAGAACTAACTCTTTCACTGGATGATTTTTCAAAAAGAATTTTAACTCCCGCAATGGCGAGAATTTCTTCGCAGATTGACTACGAAGGATTGACCTTAGCAACAACTACTATTTTTAATCAGGTCGGTACTCCGGGTACAGCACCGGGTTCAGGCGCCAGCACCAATGCAACTATTTTGAGTGCGTATCAGGTTCAACCTGTTCTTAATGCAGGAGTGATGCTTGATGTCAATGCCACGCCTAGAGACGAAAACAGACGCTGTGTCTTGAATCCTTCGGGCATGGCTTCGTTAGCCGGATCATTGACGGGTTTATTCCAAGATCAGGGATTGATTGCGGAACAGTACAGAAAAGGTGTTTTGGGAACTGCTCTCGGATTCGAGTTTGCATTAGACCAGAACGTAAACAACATAACTTGCGGATCAAGAGCAGGAACAGTTGTCGTTAACGGCAATAACCAGACCGGTTCAACAATAAGCCTAAGAGGATTAACTGCAAACACAACCGTAAATCAAGGTGAAATTTTCAACATCACCAACGTAAATGGTGTCAATCCAGAAAATCAGCAACTATGGCAGGTTCCCGTGGCGACATCTAATGGAAACATTAACTTTGTTGTCACTGCGAACACCACTGCTGATGCCAATGGCAATATGCTTACACTTCCCATTTATCCGTCTATTGTTCTTGCAGCTAATGCAGTGGCGAACGGCACGGTCAATGCTTTGCCTGTTGATGGTGCGGCAGTTACTTGGGGTTCGGGAACAGCGAATACAGCTTATCCGATTTCCATTGCCTATCATCAGGATGCTTTCACTCTTGCCACCGCAGACCTTGAATTACCTCAAGGTGTTGATTTTGCAGCCCGCGAAAGTTACGATGGTATTTCAATGAGAATTGTCAGGTCATTCGATATTGTGAATGACCAGTTCCCATGTAGAATTGACGTACTCGGCGGGTGGGCTACTCTGCGACCTGAAATGGCTTGCAGGATTACAGGTTAAGGAGGAGACTATGCCTTTAAAAATATTATCAGATGGAAACCCAGATGGAACAATGCTGGGTTCAAATTCAAGCGACAAGATAGGTTTCTTGGGTCAAGTGCCTGTCTATCAGAGAACCATGCCTACACAGGCGACTATCGGTGCTTTTGGGGTGGGTTCTATTATCACTTATTCCAGTAACCAATGTCCTTTGGCGAATATCGCAGTTACTACGACTGCCAATCAAGCCAACTTGGTACTGGAAGGGTTTAACGTGGCCGGTTATATCGGTGCTAACGCCGCTTTAAATAACGGCGATTTTATTGTCGGTATTTCCAAAGCAACTGCACCCGGCAACGCAGGAACCAATTACGTTGGTCTTTCTGGATGGAGAACTTCGGCGGCCAATACCGTTGATTTGCAGTTTTCCAATCCGTCAGCGACCAATGGAAATATTGTTACTAATGAAATTCAGTGGTCGATTGCAGTATTAAGGGGTGGTAATCCTCATTATGCCAACCTTACCCCGACTCAGGCCAATGTTAACGGTCAGACCACCGTGGAAATGCTTTTCACTATTGGAGGTTCAGGTGCAACGGCGACTCCGGTTATCGCTTCTAACGGCGCATTCCTCGGAGCAAATATAACAAACGGCGGTTCGGGTTATTATTACCCACCGACAGTTGTCATTACCGCACCGGCGAACGCTCTTTATTCAGGAGTTACAGCTAACCAGCCCACGCTTCTGACGGGTACTGCGTTACCGTTCCCCGTTCCCGCAGTGGGAGTGGGTGCAACGGCGACAGCGACAATAGCCAACGGCGCAGTTACAGGAATTATTGTAACTGACCCCGGACAAGGTTATGCCAACGCCGCACCTCCGACAATAACTTTTGTTCCTTCTACACTTTGCGCTCCAGGTATGTTCTTAGCTTTACAGCAAAACTCATACACGGCGAACATCGGTATTGGGAATGTGAGAATTGCCGGAAAGAACCAGATAGCCATTCAATACTTTAATACCAACGCTACGAATACAGCTCTGCCTACTACACAGACCTTCGGTATGATGGCTTTGGCTTCCACGCCGGCAATTAATCCGTTCGTTATCTATAAGGCGAATCAGGTTGCAGCAAATACTTCTGCGGCTGGTGGTGGTGGTGGTTCAACTAACTATGTTGTTCCGGGTTTGATGACTACTGACGTTCTGATTGCGGAATGGGCAAACACGGCCTATTCAGGAGCAAACGCCACCGGTTACGTTTTACAAGGTGGTATCTGCGCAGCTAACCTCCTGACTGAAATTTATGTTGGGTCAGGAAACATCGCGGCAAACAGGGCAGCCGGTACTTACAGTTATTTGATGTATCGTCAGCAGGTTCCCGCTCCGATTCAGGTATTTCAGGCTTACATCAATCCGAATACCGCGATTCAGTATTTAGGCACGACTGAAGCCAATATTACTCTACCGGCGGGAATCGTTTTAAGTTCGTCCAATAATGCGACCAACTTCAACGTAATTCAATGCAATAAGCCTTCACATACCCCTTACATTTCAATCGTAGGGTGCAGGCAGACCAGTAATACGTCAGTGGGAATCACCTACCAAAATGTGAATACCACGACCAATATTACCCCGCCTGCGGAAGTCTATACATTTGCATACTTCCCGACTTTCGCACCGACAATCAGTTCCAATACGATTGCCGGCAATATGCAGTATGCCATCAGCACTTCGTTTGTGCAGACTTTCCTACTCGCCAATGAATTGCAACAGGCAGCTACGTTGTTGGGTTTAATTAAAGGAGCTTAAAGTTTTACGGAGAGGGCTAACCACCCTCTCCTATTTTAATACTGGGAGGATAAAATGAAAAAAACAATTTACACGCTGGCATTGAAGGGCTACGCACCGGACTTGATCGCCGTTACTTTTCAACTGATGAGGAAGTACGCACAGAAAATAGAGGCCGAGTTCGTAGTCATTGAGGACAGGAAATGGCCGGACAGGTATCCCACTTATGAAAAATTTCAGATTTGGGATTTAATGAAGGAAAGAGATGACGAGTGGTCGTTTTTCTTTGACGCGGATACGATGATTCATCCCGACTTTCCCGATATAACCGCCATGCTTTTAAAGAATACGACTTGTGCGGGATATTCGAGTGATTTCACTCCTTTGAGGTTCAGGCCGGACGCACCGTTTCACCGGGACGGACGATATTTGGGAAAAGGAACATGGTTTATTGTTTGTTCGGATTTAACAAGGGATATTTGGACTCCGGTAGAGGAAAGTGACATCACCTATGAAAGATGTGTGGATAATATTTTTCCGACAAATGACGAAGTGGTAAAAATTAAAAAGACAAAGGAGTCTTTAATTGATGATTATGTCGTTTCGAGAAATATTTCGAGGTTCGGTTTGAAACATACAGTCCTTAGTGAATTATGCCCGAAGTTCAACTGCCCTATTGGGATTGAGATAATTCAAAACACCCCACAAGGACAACAGAAAGTAATCAGCCCTTACTTACAGCACGATTACAACCGCGCCCTTGATGTTAAACACGTCTGGACTGACCAAGTCTTGAAAATGTGGGGGGTGACATTATGAAAATACTCATCACCGGAGCACGAGGGTTTTTAGGGACTAACCTTAAAAACGCTTTTGAAAAAGGATTGTTTGCCTCTCATCACGCCATCGGGCATGAATTTGAAGTATTCCCTGAAATGGGAGATATACGGGTCCCAAGAGGAATAAATGTTGACCGGATTTATCATCTGGCAGGAACTCCTTCACCGACAAAATACAAGGTAAAACCTGTTGATGTGATTATGTCTAGTGTTCAAGGAACTTACAATATTTTAGAACTTGCCAAAAAAACAGGAGCAAGGGTTCTGTTTGTTTCCACTGTTGATACAGACAGATATTACTCACCGGATAAACCGAGAGCGGCTTATGTGGACGGGAAAAAATGCGCGGAAGATTTATGTTACGCCTACTCTAAAGATGTGGATGTTCGGGTAGTAAAACTATTTTCTTCTTATGGTGAAGGCATGCACGCCGATGACGGAAGAGTTATTCCCTCTTTTATCAGGGCGGCTTTAAGAAACGACCCTTTGATTGTTTATGGAGACGGAAGTCAAATTGATTCCTTTTGTTATGTTTCCGACACAATACAAGCTCTTTATTTAACTATGGAATCTACTAATCCGAATAAAACAATTGAAATAGGGAATCCGTTTTTAGATAGACACTGTGGATTGATTTCCATCAAAGAACTGGCAATGGCCATCGTGGAACTTTGCGAATCCAAATCACAGATAATTTTTGTGCCGAGAGACGACATCGATAAGGAACGAGTGCCAAATATTCATTATCTGACAAAAACTTTAGGCTGGTATCCAATGGTGGGTTTAAGGGAAGGGCTTAAAAAAACTATCGAATATTACAGGGGGGTCTTATGAAATGTATAGTTGATAACGATACTGTTCAAATCGAGATTACCAATGCCTGTCCCTTAAATTGTGCCAACTGCACCAGATTTACCAAGCACGTTAGAAAACCGTTTTTTATGACGTTCGGGCAGTTCAAGGAGGCCGTTGATTCAATGGTGGGCTACCCGAAGATGACCGGAGTAATGGGAGGCGAGCCTTTATTGCATCCTGAGTTTGAAAAGATGTGCAATTATTTGCACACCAAAATTCCTCCCAGACAAACTGGGTTGTGGACTTGCCTCCCACCCGGCAAAGAGCATTACCGTGAAGTTATTTGCGAGACTTTCGGTAATATATTTATAAACGACCACACAAGAGACGACATTATGCACCACCCGTTCTTAGTGAGCGCGGAAGAAATAAAGAATGTTGATAGATGGGTTAAGTGGGTTCTTATTGATAAATGTTGGGCGCAGTTATCATGGTCGGCTTCGGTTAATCCTCATGGAGCGTTTTTCTGTGAGATAGCCGCTTCACTGTCTATGCTTTTAAATAAAAAAGATGATGGTTGGAAAATTGAGCCGGGCTGGTGGGTGAGGACTCCAAAAGACTACCGAGAGCAGATGGAAAAATATTGTCTATTGTGCGGCGGTGCAATGCCCCTTAAAAAGAGGGTTTCTACTACAATCAAAGACGAAATAAGCCCCAAAATGTTGGAGAGGATAAAAGACTTCTCCGGCAAAGTAAAAAGAGGGGAATACGATTTAAGTAATTGCGAAATGTGTCAGGATGATACTCCAATGGCGAGTTATAAAGACCCTTCATACAGGGAACGAATAACCGCCAGATACGGAATGTTCACAATGCAGAACGAGTTAAATTTCCTGACACCATATTTATCAAATACTTGGAAAGGAGGTAAGGATCATGGCTTGGAACGACTCAACTCCGGCGAACAAAAGACCGGGGAGCAAGAAGGGATCAGCCCCGCACCCTGCTAATACAAAAACAGGGTTCGATCAGGGTTACGGTTATGCTGAATTTGCAAAGACCAAGGTCGGTATAGGCAAAGACAAAAAGAAAGGCTAACGCCAAATTAACATGGGGGGAGCGCATCCAGAACACGCCACCAAATATGAAAAAGAAAAAGAAAATAAAGATAGAATCCACTAAACCGTCACCAGATTTTGCAGGGGGGAGCCATAAACTCAATGCGTTGGCTAAACATCAGGGATTTGTGAAACCAAAACTCGCTAAGAAACTGACTAAAATTGAGAAGTGGATTAAAAAAAGAAACTTGGGCGAATTATCGTCCAAAAGTTAAAATTATGGGAGGAAAACATGCGCGAATTTCCAGTTATGATGTATTTGCATGACGGGAGTTTAGCTTACAAGGTTGTTCATTCGGCGGCAGAAGCTAAAGAATACGAGGAAAAAGGCTATAATTATGACAGGTGGGGGGTAAAACCTAAGGAAGAACCTTTACCTAAAACAGAAGAACCGAAGAAAAAAGCATTTCCAAAGTGGAGATGTGATTTTTGTGGAAAACATTTAAAACGGTTCGATCATTCAAAATGTGGGGTTCAAAATGCCGCTTAAAAAAGGAAAAAGTAAGAAAGCAATTTCTAGCAACATAAGTGAATTAATGCACACAGGCAGACCTCAAAAACAGGCGATAGCTATCGCAATGAAAACTGCAAGTAAGAGAAAAGAACCTATAAAGGCATTTATGACGAGAAGAAACAAGAAAAAGAGGTAGTATGAGTTTTACAACAGCAGCGGATATAATTAAATCAGCTTTTAGAATAATTGGGGTAATAGGAAAGTCCGAAGTCCCTACAAACGATGAAATGCAGGACGGTATGCAGGCATTAAATCTAATGCTGGAAATGTGGTCGGCACGAAGATTGATGGTCAGGGGAACTATCCAATCCAACTTCCCTTTAATAGCTAATCAGTATTCCTATACCATAGGGACAGGGGGAAATTTCAATACCCCTAAGCCGATTACAATTACTTCCGCTTTCATCAGGGATGGAAATAACATTGACACGGGATTAGATATTATTGAAAGAGACGAATACGACTCTTACGGAGATAAATTAATCACATCTTCCCGTCCAATAGCACTCTGTTACGATGCAGGGGCGGCACAACAGGCTTCTCAACTAGGGACTGTTCTGTTTTACTATATTCCCGATGCTTCCACTCCTTACACTGTCTTTTTACAGTTACAAGTCCAACTGACTGACTTTGCTTTTTTGACTGATGCAGTTACTTTTGAAGCTAAATACGGCGAGGCTATGAAATATGAACTCGCCAAGAGATTGTGGAGAGAATACAGAGAAGCTAATTTACCTATTCCGGGGGATATTTTAGATTTGGCGGCAAAGGCTCTATGTGTGATTGAAAAGACGAACCACGAACTACCGAGGGCAACAATAGAAGTGCCACCTCGAAAGTCAGTGTTTAATGTCTATACGGGAGATTATCAATGAGAATTAGTTTCGTTGGCCCGACATACGCTTCTAGAAGTAACAATATTGCTTGCGACAGGAGCGTAAATTTTTATCCTGAAATCAATCAACAGGATTCCAAAGATGTTATTTCTTTAATAGGTACTCCGGGGACTACTTATTTTACTGGAACAGGAACGACAGTCGTCAGGGGTATGCACGCTTGCAATAACTTAATGTATATCGTGGCCGGAAAATCTCTTTATTCGGTAAATGCGGCGGGGACTATCTCCGCGCCTTTAGGGACTTTAAGCACTCAATCAGGTAGAGTTTCAATGGCTGATAACGGACTTGCGGTTTCCGGTATAGGCGGAAATCAGTTAATTATCGTAGATGGGACGGCGGGGTATATTTGGAACTATAATACTTCTACTTTCAGCGTTATTTCAGGCGGCGGATGGCCTTCTAACCCTGCTCATGTAAGTTACCTTGATGGGTATTTTATACTTACCTGCACCGGAAGCATGATTGCGTATTGTTCTAATCTTTATGATGGGACTACTTGGGGGACTCTTGCAGTTTCTCCGATAAGTGCTTCACCTGATACCGTTCAGACCGTAGCGGATTTATCCCAACAACTTTGGTTTATCAAGCAAAACACTTCCGAATGTTGGTATGACGCGGGAGTGGCTACGGCGGTTGGTTTTCCTTTTGCCCGTATCTCCGCAGGGGTTTTGGACGGCGGAACTTCGGCTCCGTGGTCGGTAGCGAGGCTGCAATCTACGCTGTTCATGCTCGGAAACGTCAGAAATAACGAATTAGGCGAGTTTGTGGGGATCCTCCAATTAGCAAATATGGCTTTTACTCTCGTTTCTCCTACCGCAATCAATTACCAGATTTCACAATGGGCGACACTATCAGACGCTTTTGGATATTGTTATTCGGAAGGCGGACATTCTTTTTATGTCGTTACTTCGCCTTCGGCAAATCAGACCTTCGTTTATGACGTTACGACTCAAATGTGCCATGAGAGATCGACTTATACTAATTCGCCTTATGCTTATGGGCGGCATTTCAGTAATTGTTATTGTTATTTTAACGGCAATCATTATGTCGGGGATTATTTAACAGGAAACATTTATAAAATGTCCTCTGATATTTATACCGACAACGGGCAACCTATTATTTCAGTTCGTCAGGCACAACATATTTCGGACAAAAAAACGCTTAAAAATGCCTTTTTTAATAAATTAATTATAGATGCCGAGGGTGGAATAGGTATCAGAAATACGCAATCTTCTTCCACTTCTATCACAAACACTATCGTAGTTGATAACTTTGAATATGCCAGCGATGCAGATGCGCAGGCGGCGTATGTTTCATCCGATGGACAAACCTCGCTTCTTTTGCACATGGACGGTACAAATGGCTCAACAACCTTTACCGATTCAAGTGTAAATAATTATACTGTAACCGCAGTTGGTAATGCTCATATAGATACATCGGTTTATGAATTTCCAACAGGTTCGGGGTGTTTTGACGGTAACGGAAGTTATCTTACCGTTCCTGATTCCGAAGACTGGTACTTCGGTACTGGTGATTTTACGATTGATACACGGGTAAATTTCAATAATCTGTCGGGAGATCAAGTAATTTGCGGACAATACCAAGATTCTTATAACTTTTTAGTTTTTGGAGAGGACGAGGGGGCTTTATTTCTGTTGGTGCGAAGTGCAAG